AAAGTATACACATGTCCGTGTGTGGCGGACAATTCCCCCAAAAATGTACGCGAGTGACGGACACAGCTTTTCAGTTCTGTCCGCGGTAGACAAACACAAACCACCCAGTCTGTCCGTGATGGAAGAACACCTAAACCAAACATATGTTCGAAATGGCTTCGCTCCCTCCGGTCGCTCCGCCCATGAGTTAGTAGCATTTAACTTAGACGGGGAACAAAGTTAGTCTCAACTAACTCACTCGCGAAAAAAGAGGGCAACCGAAGTCACCCTCTACAATCTACTTTACTAATTCAAAATATTTTTCTTTCCATTCTATAACATTATGAAAATCAAATGAACTATATCCTATATGGTAATAATCTTCATAAACTTTTTTATATTTTAATTCAAAATATGGCTTACCGTCTATAATTCTAAAAACCTGTTCTAATTCAGTTACAATTTCTTTTTCCATTAGTTTTACCTCTCTTTAATTTCTTCTCTTAGTTCTATATCATAACTAAGAAGTTCTGCACAAACAGTTTGTCCAACTCTTCATTAGTTTTTACATATGTCATAGCGTCAAGAGTTCCCTTTAAGTTATCCCTGATTTCCAATAATTCTCTGTTCATCCCACTTTAACCTTTCCTGTGTTATAAATCTGTCCCAATTTCCAACAGATGCCAAAAGATACATGTACTCCAACGAAAGACCGATTTCATACGTTGATTCTCGTAGCACAACATTTGAACGAATTTCAATTCGATGTTCTGATGGGTCATCTGTATAGTAAGTTCCATAATCACTGTCATTGTATACTGATTCCAACTTACCCGAATTACGGAATACGAAACCAACATTGAAGTTTTCGATTGTTCCCATTTCTCTCGCTCCTGCTTTCTTGGGTACTCCTGCGATTGTAATTTTAAATGTCCTGTCTTGTCTAGTGTATGCATACTTTTTCGCTCCTAATGTTTTAAACTGTTTATATGTTTCTTCATATTCATATACACCTAAGTAGTGTGTAATGCCTTTTTTGTCATCGGCATATCCTTTATTCGATATGCTGAGTTCTTTTAGACCCTGATTGTATTCCTCTATCTTTGCCACAATTCTTTTATAATCATCACGAACAAGGAACTTGACAGAATCAGTGTCACAATATACAAAATTATCTCCAACAATGTTTATCATTTCTTTCAATTTTAATCTAGCCCATGCAGTCACCCAACAGCCCCACGCATATAACAGGAATGCTTTCTTGTTGTATTTTTCCAACTTTTCACCGATATCAACTATATCTTCCAGTGTAAAAGCTTGGTCTGGTTCATCCATATAGATAACATCTGGTTTTACTGGATTCTGAGCGCACATACCATATAATGAGTTAATGAGTTCCTTACTTCTCATGTAATTCAATTCCTGACCATCAACATTCTTGAGTGATGTTTTCTTGTGAAATAAGTCAATAACTAAATCTCTAAACGCTTGCGGTAAATATCCATATTTCGCAATATATACCTGACTAATTTCAACCTCTCCAACATACTCACTCTTAACTATCTTCCAGTCTATATCGTTGAATACATATACAGCCCTGCTAGCACTCAATATTCTACCATTATCAGCAACCTGACCTGATATCTCAACAGCTTTGTCGAGACTCAAGTAAGGTGCGCCATAGTAAATATCTCTTTGTTGTAAGTTGGTTATTGTAAATACAGCTATAAAACAACAGTCTCTTATTTGGCACTTCTTTTCCAGTTCATCAATATCTGTTATCATTCTAGGAGTAAAAGCACTCATAGGAAAACGATAGTTCAACATAACATCTGGATAACTGCTTGCCCTGTCATAACTAGCCACATTCTCAAGAATCTTGTTTACATGATATCTGTTTGCGTGTGTGTCACCACCGCGGAACTCAAGTCTCAACAGCTTATACACATTAACATCACACATCATAGCTTGTAGTTGATTATGATTAAATTTTCGCATTGCTTCTTTGGCGAGTCTTCTAACATAACCCGTGGAAGTTAATGGTAAAGAATACAAAGTGTCATTTTCCATTCTCATTCGCACTTGCATAGATTCCAGTAGACCAACAACGTCATTACAACAGTACTGCAATTCTTCTGTTGTCATTTCAGACCACGGGTAACGCTTCTTTGAATAGTCAAATTCAACACCACTAAGCTTTTGGTGAACAACACCCATATCCCTAGTGAAAGCGTCCAGACTCTTGTTGGTCTGTATATAAGAACATCGAAACTGTATTCCGTCAATATCGGCTCTGACAACCTTTCTAGACTTTAGGGCAAATATTTTGTCTTTTCGGAAAGGTAACCAGTGACGCATGAATTGGAATTCATAACTGAGGTTATGTACCCAAACCAAAACCGTAATCCCCTCATGGTAAAAACTGTCAAGTAACTTAGTGAATTGTTCCCATGTTCTACCAAAACAGTACCATATATTCCCGTTTCTTAAATCCATGACAGCAAATTGCCATATATACATAATACTCTGTTCAATATCGTCAAGATAAGTTGTTTCAATATCGAAAGCACACATGCAGTTGCGGAATAATGTCTTATCTGCTTTCTTTCTTTTACTGTAGTTTCTTGCAATTGGTATACTTTTGATAATGTCAGAAACGTACTCTCTTTGGACTTCTTTTACGGAATTCTGATTCATATTCACGATATCTCTCCAATATTTTTTGTGCTGGTTCATCGGTGTGCTCAAGGTAGATATCGGCGGCTTTATCGCTGTCGTATATGATATCTTCGGAATGTGTTCTTACAAGATTCATAAAATCATAGAACTTTGATGCCTGTCTCCAATTCTTGAACTGATTAGTACCAAACGTAATATTTAGTCTTTCAACTGCCGCCTTACGCTGTCGTTTTCTCTCAGCTATCACAAATGTCTTATTCTTTAGTGCCGCTTCTGCTTCACGGATTGCCATTTCTAAGTTACGTTTAGACTTAATCTTTGAAACAACCGGGATTCTAGGTTCAATATAAGCCCTTGCCGCTTTTACGTCTTTCGCATAAGCACTTTTAGAAACTTTTGCTATTTGACCTATAAGTTTCTTTCTCAACTCTCTGTATTTGACCTCTAGTTGTATTCTACTTGCAGATTTCTTTGCCATATTTTCCACACTCCTTTCCTATTAAAGAGAGTATCACATTCTCTCTCAATACTATCATTAATGCATTACTTCTTGAAGTACCCAGATTAGAAGCAAGTTCATCAAGGTTTTTCAAAATATCCTCTTGAAAATTAACACTCACTGTTTTCATAGTTTTCTCCTTTCATTCTTGAAATGTTTCACGTGAAACATTAGTCATCGTGAAGTCCGTCTATGACAAACCCTACAATCAGACCAACACATAACCCTAACAAGAATAGGCTCATTCTCTCACCTCAATAGTTATCTTTTCAATGTTGTCTCCCATAATGGCAGTTACTACCGAACAACCCGCATATAAGAATACCCAGTACTGGCTGTCATCCACGCAAGGTTTTTTAACTTCAAATCTAACTTTTTCTGTCAGACCTAAGCTAAAGTTGTTAGTCAGCATAACGTTATTGATATAGACAAACATTTTACTGCCTTTTTCAATCTCATCGGCTAACCTTTCCAGTGTCTCAACTATTTCTTTCTTAGTCATTGTTAAAACTCCTTTCATATAAGTAGTTATCTATTGGAACACTTATATAATACCGCATATATTGTTGAATGTCAATAATCAAAATAAAAAATTATTGAAAACATGAAAATATTATGTTACTATAATAATGTCCTCGAGAGAAACACTTTCACAGGACAGAAGTCCAAAAACAATTATAATATAAGAAAGGAGATTCCGGTACAATGGTAAGAACAATTACAACTACAGTTATGACACTGAGTATCAAAGAAAAAAGACAGTGATGACATTAAGCTTATCACAAAGGAATTCATCGGAACAGGTTGGACGCAGGTTAAAATGTATAATAATATGAAAAAAGATGGCGAACTCGTTCCGGCAGGAGCAACTGTTGAAAACATCACTACAGAAACAAAGTTCAACACTTATAAGCTTTCTGACGAGGGCTTTGTAAGAGCCGCTATTGCAGAGATGGACAGCGCAGTAGATGAACCAGAGATTCCAGACGATATGAAATCAGTCGTAACAGAGTAACAGTAAAAAAAAACCTTTTATATCTTGTATTGCCATACTTTTCGAATCACTTACAACTGAATATAGAACTATAGCGTGAAACATTCGTTTTCGTCATTCTGGAATGTTTCACGTGAAATATGAACATGAAAAAAGGAGAATAACATGAATATTATTAAAACAAATATCAAAGACAATGAGTGGGACATGAATCTGAGTTATGACATGTTTGAGTCCCCGGACAGATTACGTGGTGCTGATTTAAAAGGAAAACAGGTTCACATTGACAAATTCTGTTTATATGAAGAAGAAAACGCAGATAGTGAACTGGTAAAAGTTCTTACCGTATCTACTAACGAGGGTCATGTTTTCGCAACAACCTCGGCGGCTTTTGTTCGCACATTCGACAGAATTATGGAACTCGCAAAACGTTGCAACGTTGTAGATGTATGTATCGAAATCGTTGCAGAACGTAGCAAGAACAACCGGGAGTACATCACCGCAAAATATGTCAAAGAATAAATCTAAGAGCCTGTACACGATGCACGGTTATCTGGACGTTGAGGGGATAGTCAAAAAAGGCTATCCCTTTAACTTTATATGGGGCGGACGCGGTACGGGTAAGACATATGGTGGTCTGAAATATGTCGTGGAGCACAACAAGACTTTCATGTATTCCAGAACAAAACAAACTCAACTCGACAAGATTAAGAACGTTGAGTTGTCCCCATTCAAACCGTTAAATGCAGATAATGATTGGAATATACAACCATTCCCTGTAGATGATATTGCAGGATTCTACCACACAGAACTTAATGAGAAAGACCGACTTGTGCCAGTTGGTTCACCTGTTGGTTATGCGTCAGCTATCACCACACTAGCGAATTTACGTGGATTTTCCGCTGAGGATGTGTCTGTATGGATATGGGATGAGTTCATTCCGCAAAAAGGCGACCGTGTTCCAAAAGGAATTGCAACGTCTTTTCTTCACGGCTATGAAACCATGAATCGAAATAGGGAGTTGAAAGGACTGCCTCCGCTACAGGTGTTGTGCTTTTCGAACTCAGATAATGTAGGCTGTGAGTTGTTCGCCAGTCTGGGACTGATAAGAAAAGTTGCGGATATGTCACGGAAGCATCAGGAAACTGCGTTCTTACGTGATAGAGGTATCGCGTTATATAATTTATGTAACAGTCCCATTTCTCAGGCAAAACAGAATACGGCTCTCTATAAGATGGTAGGTAAGGACAGCGGATTTTCTCAAATGGCACTTGGAAATGAGTTCTATGATACCGACTATTCAGATGTGAGGACGCAAAACCTGTCGGAATATCTTCCATTGGTATTTTTCGAAGAAATAGCCATTTACGAACATAAATCCTCAGATATGCTATATGTATGCAAACACAAACAGGGTGAACCATTACGAACTTTTATCGGAATCAATGAAAAGAACATCAAAGCCTTTAAGCGGTACTATTCATGGATATGGAACATTAACTACTTGGAAGACAAGATATATTTTGAGGACATAGAATCGAAATTTCTTCTTGACAGCTATTTTCATATGTAGTATCATGTACGTGTAGGGAAAACATAAGTCCGTAGCACAAGGACAAACAGCGGAACTGTGGTGCATGAGGTTGTCCACCTCAAGAGTCGGACTTCCCTACATTACAGTATATCGTTATTAATGTTTCACGTGAAACATTGAAAGGAGTAGCATATGGACGCAAATACAATCACACAGCTTTTTAGTAACTTAGGCGTTCCTATAGCTTGTCTTGCAGTTACTTTTTACTTATGGTATCAGGAAACACAGTCCCATAAGGAAGAAATGAAGAACATGCAGGACGCACTGAACAACAACACTCTTGTCTTACAGAAGTTACTGGACAAACTGGGAAAGGATGAAGAAACATGAACCTTTCCGCAGAAATTATCTCTCAGGCAACAGACACCAAACAGGGATACAAACTTCATCCGCATACCGAATTATATGGCGAAATGAAGATTGACACAAATAATCTTGACTTAATGTTAAGAGATGCCCCAACGTTTGACAGCAACGTTATTACATCTATGCCAAAAGGCAGTACTTTCTTCGGGTTCGGTTTTACCGATAGTTCCCTCAAATGGGTACTTGGTCAGTACACTATGCCAGACGGTAAAATTGTTGCGGGTTTTGCTCACATTGACTATCTAATTAAAATCAACAAGTGAAAGGAGAATAAGCGAGATGACTATTGATAATATTATCGCACTCGCAGGTGCGGGCTTTACGAAAAACGATATTGTACAGCTTATGGAAAAACAGCCACCAGCACCAGCACCAGCACCAGCACCAGCACCAGCACCAGCACCAGCACCAGCACCAGCACCAGCACAGACTCCACAGCCAGTTGTAGGGCAGGGATTACCGCCAGTACCATATGGAGTAATGAATGCACCGATTGTTACGCCACCACAGATGTTACAGGAACAGTTACAGAGTCCAGGTCAGGCGGCACAGGCTCAGACAGAACTTTTGAATCAGGCGTTTAGTCAGGGGAATTATGCGGGGAATCCGTATGCACCAGAGATGAATATTTCCAGTCATATGCCGAACGACTCCCGTCTGACAGATGCTATTAACACATTAACCAGAGCTGTACAGGCGAACGGAATTGGTCAGGGCGTAGAAGTGCCGCGGCAGTTATCCGTGGACGAGATGACAGCGAATATTATTAATCCACCTAGTGTGGTGAAAGGATGATATAATGGGTTCTATTTCATATATAGATAATACGAAACCGTCAATCTGTAATTTCAGTTCAATAGTTACACTTAATGAAATTATTAATCAGGCTACAGGAAAGAAAAATATGGGTGCCATTAATGGCAGTTTTACTAGTGTAGCGACTACTGCTTTAGGAATTAACGCCGATACTTTGTTAAATGCGATGTCTCAGGTGATTTCCAGAACTATCTTTTCTATCCGTCCTTACAACAGAAAGTTTGCAGGACTTTTTGTTGATAACATGAAATGGGGCAATCATGTTCGTAAAATCAATATTGGAGATAAAGACTGGGAAATTAACGTTTCCTACGACCTTGTAGACGGAAAAAGTATTGACGCTGATATTGTCAGTAAGCCGGATATTTTACAGACCAACTTTTATGGTCAGTGCGTGTACAGCAAGCACTATACTATATTCCGTGACCAGTTAAATATTGCGTTACAGAATGAAGCAGAGTTTGAGCGTTTTTATACCATGCTTGTGCAGAACACTATGGATATGATTGAACAGTGTCACGAAAATACAGCCCGTGCTACCATTTGCAACTTAATTGGCGGCAAGGTGAAAGGTGATACTTCAAATGTTATTCATCTGGTCACAGAATACAATGACGTTACAGGACTGGAACTTAACAGTGATACCGTGAAAAAACCAGAGAACTTTGTTCCGTTCTATAAATGGGCGTTTTCTAGAATCAAAACAATATCAGGTCTTATGACAGAAAGAAGTCTACAGTATCACATTAACGTGACAGGTCACAATATCATGCGTCACACTCCTGTTCAGAACCAGAGATTGTATTTATATACGCCAGAAATGAACAATGTCGAAAGTTCTGTTTTTTCAAGCGTATTCAACGAACAGTATTTGAAAATGATGGACTATGAGGGTGTGAACTTCTGGCAGTCAATCAAAACTCCTATGGGAATCACTGTTAATTCAAAATATATGAGTATTAACGGGTCAATTACAGAAGATTCTACAGAAGGTGGAACGGCAACCTCAAATATTTTTGGTGTACTTATGGATGAAGAAGCGGCAGGAATCACAACGTATGGTGCAAGAACAGCAACTACGCCATATAACGCCCGTGGTGAGTACACGAACGTATGGTTTCACTTTAATGACCGTTATTGGAATGATTTCACTGAGAACGCTGTTGTGTTTTTACTTGACTAAGTTTTCTTTCTCCTATGAGCGGGTGTTATGCCCGCTCTTTTAATTAATGTTTCACGTGAAACATACGAGGTGATAATATGAGTTTTAATGTTGAGTTTTTCCGGGTGGCAAAAAGAAAAAATTCTACTTTTGTTCCTGAGACTAAGGACGTTGTAAGAACAGAGATGTGTACCATCAAAGAGGGTACAGGGGTGTTAAATCCTGTTATTACTATCGCAAATTCTTCTGCATCTTTCAATCCGTCAAGATGGAACTATTGCCATATTAGTACATTTTCACGATATTACTGGATTAGTGACTGGAAAAATGAGGATAATTTGTGGACGGCTCAATTAAAAGTTGATGTTCTTGCGTCTTATAGAGAAACCATTAAAGACTATAACTACTATGTGGTAAGGTCTTCTACTTCCTTTGACGGCGGTATTGCTGACGCTCTTTATCCGAAAAAACCACAGGTCAACAGGCAAACTGTGACTGGCAATCCTCTATGGCAGATTGAACAGGGGTTTGACATTGCAGGTTCTTATGTAGTAGGTATTGTGAACAAACAAGGTCTTTGCAACTACTATGCCATGAATCCTGCAAACTTTAAAAATCTCGCCAATTCAATATTCAGCAATATTAAGTGGATGGTAGGAGATGGAATCTCGGGAGTATCTGACAATCTGATACAGATAGCTGTTAATCCCGCTCAGTACATTACGTCAGTGACATGGTTTCCATTCACGCTTGGCGGGACACAAATGTCTGGTATTTCTATTGGTTGGTGGGATGTTACAGGACTGACATTATATAAGCTGGATAATGACTTATGGAAAACAAAAGAAACTTCTGTCACTCCTACATCACATCCACAGTTAGAACGCGGCAATTATCTTAATTGTCAGCCATACAGATATATCAGAGTATATATTCCACCTTTCGGCTGTCTTACTGTCGATAGCGGTAAAATAAGAAATGGTGAAAGTATCAAAATAAGTGCAGACGTAGACCCACGTACAGGTCATTCATTGTGTCGCGTATCAGTTGATAATACTGGTGGTGGAAATGAGTTGCTCGGAATCATGTACTCCAATATTGGCGTTTCTATTTCAACCAGTGATATCAAAACCAATTACTCAAACGTAACATCAGGTGTAAGCAACGCATTAGGTTCATTATTTAATCTTGATATTGGCGGCTTCGCAAAAGGAGTTGCGGATAGTGCTATGGCTGTAGGTTCGGCAGAAGTCTCTACAAAAGGCGGTCAGGGGTCAACTATTGGATTGACTTCTTATGTATATTGCTATATTGACTGTATGCTATTAGTCGATGAAGACAGAGCGGATAATGGTAGACCTTACTGTAAAAACGGTAAATTCTCAACACTTGGAAATGGCTATTATGAAGTTGAGAATGGTAGTACTCCTATTTTAGGAGCATATCAAAGTGAAATTGACGAGGTTAAAAACTTTTTGGAAAGTGGGGTATATTATGCGTAGTTATTACAATGAGGGCAAAGGAACGGCTCTTATCTTCTATTTGCTGGGAAAACAGCAAGGCGGCGGTGATGTTCCACCTATCACACCCGCGGGCGAATGGAAAACAATAGTTACTGACACAGCGTCAGGATATCTTACTACTGCTGATATGCAGAGTAATGCTACTATTATATGGGACTATTTCTATCAGAAACTTGGATGGAATGTTAACAGTGTGGCGGCATTACTTGGAAACATGCAGGGTGAAAGTACTTTGAATCCGGGTCTTATTGAAGTTGGTGGAGGTACTACATCAGCAGGAGCAGGACACGGACTTGTACAGTGGACGCCCGCAACTGACCTTTACAAAGTGCTTGACGTTTTATATGGTGGTCACGAAGACTGGTATGATGGAAATAAACAGCTTGGAGTAATCTATGCTGAGTATCAGGAAAGTGTCGGTGAAGCACATAGAGGTATAGAACCTCAGTGGTATAAGACAACTAAATACTCATGTGATTTCCGACAGTGGGCGTTCAATCAGTTAAATTATGACCTTGAAAGTCTGACATATGCTTTCGCGGCTAACTATTTAAGACCTGCTGTTGTAGAACAACCTCAGAGAGTAGAATATACGAAACAGTGGCTTGAATATTTCTTGAAAGGATGATAATATGATTAATTTTCCAGGAGCAGGTAGTAATCCATGCGGTCAGATTCCTATGAATTATGATATGTTAAACTTATATAGTTCAGCATATTCGCCCTCTACATTACATTGTCAGAACTCAGCATTGACACAGTACTTTATGAGGTATTTGTTACAGAAAGCAATTTCTGTATTCAAGTGGACAGTGCCAGAAGAATGGGACATGAATTATTTCCTGTATACATTATACTGTTGGGGCTATATATGTGTGTTTTACCATGACCGTTACGGTGTGATTCCTCAGGGGTGCGGATTATTTGGCTATAACATCTTTTATCAGCCGACAGAAGCGTATATTGTAAATCCTGTTCTGAGAGGTCAGGTAACACGCAAAATCAATAAAGATTGTGTGATTTTCAGACTACAACCAGATTGGCATGGTATACTGGATATTGTTATGTATTATGCAGATAATATGGCTCTTACGGCAGAAAGCTGTGAGATTAATATTGCGAATAGCAAACTGTCTTATATGTTTGGTGTTGATAACAAACAGCAGGCAGAATCCATGAAAAAAATTATGGATGAAATTATGAAAGGTCAATCTTCAGTGTTCTATGGTAACAATTTACGTAGACGTACCGCAAACGGTGATACTACAGAGCCATGGACAGTATTTGCTCAGAACTTGAGAGACAACTTTATAGCACCGGATTTACAGGACACTCTTAGAAGATGGGAAGAAATGTTCTGTAATGAAATCGGTATCAACAACGTAAGGTCTGATAAGAAAGAACGTCTTATCACAGCAGAAGCAGAAAGCAATGATTTTGAAGCCCGCAGTAAGTGTGAGTTATGGCTTGAGGAATTGCAAAAATGCTGTGACAAGGTGAATGAAATGTTTGCAGACAGACTTGCAACACCTATAAGTGTAGATTGGAGAGTGCGAAATGTGGAAACCAGTGGCAGTATTCTTTCTGGTATTATTGATAATCGTATGGGCAGAACTGACTAAGTATTGAAAGGAGTCTAATATGAGTGCTTATATTACTATCATAGGTCTACTTGGGTGGGATGAAGACCTTATTGACGATGTGTTTCTCGACACATTTATCAGTTTATTCAGAACTCAAGATACCGCTATTACAATGTTAGAAAGATTTAATGATTTATTAGTGTACGAATGCGGCGAACTTGAAGTCACACTTCCCAACCCGACTTACTTCAAGAGGATTGTAAAAAGTTGGGTCAATAATCAGAAAGAAGTCTGGAAAGCATATTATAACGCGCAACAATCGGTAGAACTTGAAGCTGGAAACATTTTGACAAGTGCGAAACAAGAAACATTCACAGACAAAGAGGGTAAAAAGAATACTAGAAGTGTAAATTCTAGTAATAATACAACATTCATCAGTAATGATAATATTACTACCGATAACGCTGTATATGGTTTCAATGAAGCGAATTCGAAACCGAAAGACCACTCTTTAACAACCAATGATGTTAATTCAAATACAAGTGTTAACTATGATGACACAGAAAATGGAACGGATGATAGAAACAGGAATTATACCAGAGTAACGTCTGATTATGGTAGTTTTCTTGATTCCGCTAAAAAGTTCAATGAACTGTCAGCTATCAACGTGTTAAACAAAATGGTATTTGATTTCAGAAATCGTTTTTGTTTAAGTGTGTATTAAAGGAGGTAAATACTATGGCATTATGGAATAGGTTTCCATTTAGTAACTTTCACGAACTCAATCTTGACTGGATAATCCAGACTATGAAAGAATTGGTTAACAGCTTTAACACAATGAGCGAGGATGTTAAACAGCAGTTAAAAGACTTTAACACCACAATGACTAACACGCTCACTTCTCAGAATACGAAGATTAACGACTTTATTAATAATTATGAAGCGAAAGTTAATGATATTCCGAATCAGGTGCTGAAAGACGTTAGAACTGTTATGCATGATTATGAAACTGCTGGTGTTTTTGAAGAAATTATAGAAGAGACATATGGAGCAGTCAGTTATCTAAATGACATGCAGAACAAAAAAATTGTACTTCTCGGAGACAGTTTAACGGATGAAACTATGTCTGTAAGTTGGGTTAAAAGCTTTAAGAACATGCTGACGAATACAGGCTGTACCGTATTAAGTTATGCTAAGTCTGGAGAAAAAATGGCAGAACAGGCTACGAGATTCGAAGCATGTACCGTAAAACCAGATATTCTGTGGATATGGTGTGGTATTAATGATGTGAGAGATCAGACAAGTTTATCTGCATTAAATACCGCTCTAAATCAAATAAGAACAAAAGTACAGAAACTTAATCCAAAATGTCAGGTGTATCTAATGAGTACATACAAAAATAAGAGAGGTATGCAGTCAGGATGGATTATTCCGCAAACGGCATATTGGCGTTATATGAGTCAGTACGCTATAATCAACGGATGGACTTTTATTGATGGATTTTCAAGTGCGCCTGTTATTACACCAGAGACATCAATTATGCAGAGTACTTTTTATTCTGAAACCAACGGACAGTATTTACATTACACAGCCGCTTACGCCGATATTTTAGCAAGGTGGATTCTAAATTGCATGATTAATCAGTCGCCCGTTCCATTAGGAGACTATAAAGAACTTGTTCCAGCGGCTAACTTTTCAGCAAAAATCAATGCAACCTCTAAGTTTGTACCTAACAGTGGTGGCACGTTCTGTGAATTCGGGACGCGTATGGTTCATGTAAGATTAGTGGGTGCTTTCACGCCAGGTTCTAATAGTGCACAGTACACTAAGATTTGTACGTTGCCAGAATTTTGTAGACCAAAACAGACTTTAGGACATGAACTTGCTTTTCGTGGTGGTGGTATTGGTTCTGATGGCGGTCAGTATGTAGTTCCTGTTTATCTTGATAGTGACGGAAGTGTATATTTTTATAATAGGTCATTGACGTTGGAAAGTTTTACTACAGCTACATTGTCATGTGATATTTATATTCAAGACCTTAAAACTGATTGGGAGAGAACAGCTTCATAACGTGAGGGCGACTTCGGTTGCCCTCTTTTTTCGCGAGTGAGTTAGTTGAGACTAACTTTGTTCCCCGTCTAAGTTAAATGCTACTAACTCATGGGCGGAGCGACCGGAGGGAGCGAAGCCATTTCGAACATATGTTTGGTTTAGGTGTTCTTCCATCACGGACAGACTGGGTGGTTTGTGTTTGTCTACCGCGGACAGAACTGAAAAGCTGTGTCCGTCACTCGCGTACATTTTTGGGGGAATTGTCCGCCACACACGGACATGTGTATACTTT